GAACAGCGCCCAGTGGTACCTGGTTTGGCGACCAGGGCAGCAATGAACAATGCGTCCAATCGCCCATGAACCGCCTGCGCCCTTCCAGATTCCCCACTTGAAAGTCATCTCGCTCATAGCTTCACCATGTCTTCTATGAGGTCGTGTGGCGCCGAGACCTTCTGTCCACATGTGGAGCAGCTGCCGCAGGGGAGGCTCTTGATCGTCGTGTCTACGAAGTTCCCGATCGTGGATACATGCTCTGCACAGATGAACACTTCAACAGCTGGTCTGTCGCAGTGGTCTACGAGGTGGATGGTGACCATGAAGTCCGCGGGCTTGTAGCAGTCTTGGCATGGGGGTGTGCATTCGATCTTTAATCGGGCTAGGAACGCCGTAGGGGTCTCTACACCGGTTCGGGGTTGTAGTGACACCACTGGTTGGGGTTTGGGCTGTGTGCGTTTAAACCAGGCGGTCATAGCGGCATCACCCGCAGCGCATACCCGTTACCGCAGACGCGGCACTCGCCCGTGAAGTCCGCGATGCTCGCCGCGGTGTCTAGGCATCGGTCGCACAGATTGAGCTCGAAGTCTCCATGGCCGGTGTGGTCCATGCCATGAACCAGTGCCGACCACGCAGCCTGGTGATCGCATGCATTCATGGCATGCTGCCTGCCGTTGCAGCCATGGATCCGGCACTCACATCCCCTCGCTGGCATTTCTCCTACGAGTTCTTTGATGTCTGTTACTGCTTGGGTTGTCATGACTGAACCTCCCCGAAATCGTCGGCGAACGTGCCGATCTGGGCGCGGCGGGAAGATTCCAGCCGGTAGTTCACGGCGTCCTGGACGACCTCTAGACCCTTCTCAACTTCGGCGCGCTGGCGCCGAATCTCACGGGCCGCCTGGATCATGTCCTTCGGCAGAGGTTTGAATCCGGCGCCGTTGTCGCGGTACATCATCGCGACGCCAGCGAGAACATCAGCTCGATCAAGCTTGTAGATGGCGATCTGCTCGGCCCACGCGTTCACGGTGGCCTGCGCAGGCTTCGGGAACCAAGGGTCGTACCCGGCGCACTTGGCGAGAGCATCTGCGGCGATCTGTGTGTAGTTCATCCGGTTATCGCTTTCTGGTCGTCGGGGTCTTCTGGGGTTCCGAGGTCGTGCCAGCCGACGACTTTCGCGTCGGTGTTCGACAGGCCGTCCGGCTGGCGGCGCTCGCGGTCGGCGGCGAGTGTCTTGGCTGAGGCGAGCCAGTTTGAGAATCCGGCGTCCCAGTTCGACAGCACGCGCCCCTGGGCGAGTGCGTGGTTCCGGAATGATTCGGCGACGGCGGCGAGGTCTTTGATTCCAAGAGCCTTGGCTTTGGCGCGGTGAGTGAGGCTGGGTTCCCAGTCTTCTGGGATCGAGGAGAGGGGTGGGTAGATCGGCTCGCGCGCGCGTTCTCTCTCTGTTTGTCCTGCTCCCCTGCTCCCCTGCTCCCCTGCTTTAGTCTGGAAGTCCTCCGGAGGTTTCCGGTAACTTTCCGGATTGACGTTCTCGTTGTAGTTAAAAGTGCCGTCTGGCCTGGGAAAACGTCCCGCCTTCGGCTTCTGCACGTACTGGATCTGTTTCCACTTGTCTACGTAGAGCAATTGCTCGCCATGGACCTCGTATCGGACCACCAAACCGACCTCGCAGAGCAGGGTTACGGCTTCCGAAAGCCTCCGGAGGGTTCCGGAAGAGTTCCGGAAAAGGTCTCGCGGGAACACATCTGCGGCGATCAATTCGATGTCGTCTTTCCCTACCCCGTTGTCATCCACGTACGCCTCTAGGCCCTTGAGGACCAGCCGTACATCCCAGTCGAGTTGGGCGATCGTCTTGCTGCGCCAAAACTCGGGGCGGGTAGACCTAATGCGCATACCTACACCGCCTCCTGGTTGTCTCGCTCGAATCCCCCACAGGGGCAGTACCGGTAAAGAGGCTCAAAAGAACCGGGGATGGTGGCTTTACAAGTGCCGTAGTGACGTTGATGCTCATCTAGATCGTGGCCGCAGGTGCAGATGTCGGTCATGGCCGCACCCGCGAGTCGTAATCAGGGTGGGTGTTCATGAACTCCGCCAACGCGAATGCGTGCCAGGCGACCGCGATGATGTGCGGGGTGCCAGTCTCGGCGTCGATATCCTCACCGGCCCAGAACTGCCACAGGTGCCGATTCAGCGCGGCGAATGAGAGTTTCCAGTCGTAGCCCTTGCGCCAGTTGTTGTCGTCATACTTCTTCGAGCCGACGCCGTAGTGGCGAGCTAGAAGCCGCAGCGGCTCAGCAGGTATCAGGTCGTACCGTTCATCGTTACCCGCCTTCTTGGCGCCAGTAGCGGACACGTTCATGGTTTCGTTGGTGCTCATGCGTTCACCATGTCCACAAACTCACGGACCGAGGTGACGCGAGTGGCCTTCTCTAGGTGCTCGTTCCATGGCCGGGTGATCAACACCGGGTTGCACCCCGACTTCTCCAGGGCGAGGTAGTTATCGACGTTGTCCTCGATCATCCAGTCCGTCTGGATGATGGTCTTGTCCTTCGAGAAGGTGAGAGTGTCGTACGGGAGGTTGAACTCGCCCAGCCATTTAGCTGTCGCTACATGGGACGCGGATGGATGCGTGCCGAAGCCTCGATAGGTGATCACATGGATCGAGTGCCCAGCGGACCTTAGGTCATCAAGAGCCCTCTGGGTTGAGCTCCCGCCGAGCAATCCACATGCGGTCCAGAGCTCACCGTCATCTGCCGCCTGATGGCAGATTCGTTTGAAACCTGCAAGAGAGATGCCCCAATCCTCGTAGAACTCCCAACGCTCAATCTGTGAACACCACACCTCGGGCCACTTATGACTTCTCGTTAGGTACTTCTTGAAAGCCGAACCGAAGTCGTACAGCACACCGTCTAGATCCACACCGATCTTCATGCGCATTCCTTCTTGTCTTCAACAAACACTCCGCAATCACAAAGGGTCACACCGTCATCCAAAGCCCCATAACACTCAGCTGCTTGACCGTTATGCTGGTATCTCTGATGACCACAACGGCAGAAGTGGTAGGTAGGCCAAACAGTCACGCGCCCGCCTCCAATCCGAATAGCCCTTGCTGCACCGGCTTCTGTAGCCGGGACACAATCAACGGCAGATAGTCGGCCTCACGTTCAATCGCGATGCAACGCCGGTCCTCCAGCACACATGCCTCCGCGGTCGTGCCGCTGCCGGCGAACGGTTCCAGCACCACCGCGCCGACCGGGGTGACGAGCCGCACGAGCCACCGCATCAGGTCCAGCGGCTTTACCGTCGGGTGCTGCACACCATCGGCGTTGGGACGCTCCGAGGTTGGCGCCTTGGCCTCGTAGCGGAACACGGGGAAGAATCGGGAAGCTCCACCCTCGTCGGCGTACTCAGCGCCCGTAGCGGTCATTCCCCAGCCCGCGCCGGATGCGGCGCCTCGCGGCTTGCCTACGCGGCTGGTGGACGTGCCGCTCTGCTGGTCGAGCGCGTCGGCCTGGCGCTCGTCGAGGACAACGTTGGTCGGCCAACGGCCCAATTCTTCGGATCTGGCCACCGATGCACGACTTCGCTCGGCGTTCGCCGCCACCATGTCGGGGTCGTCCATCCAGGGCCGGTGCCAGCCGTCTTTCATCCGCTGGCCGCGCGTCGTTGAGCCGCCGCCGAGTTTATCCCCGGTGGGTATCCGGCAGGCGTCTATGTTCAGCGCCCCGGTTCCGTGCTCGAGCACGTTCTGGGCGACCGTGCCCGCCAACGGTTTACGTGCGACGACGATGGGCTCGAATGATGGCTTGAGTGCGGTACCCCAGCCCTGCCATTGCTTGGCCGCATCCGTGGTCGGGGCCGTGAGATCCAGCGTGACGCCGCTGCGGTCGGCGCCTTGCCCAGGTGCTACCGCCAACTTCGTGGCGATTCGCTGGCCCGTCTTCTCCCTTTCCGCTTCGGCGATGACGGGATCCCAAGCAGCACCGTCCATCCCGAGAAGATCGCGGAGCGCGGGCCACCACTTAGCCTCTGGGAATTGGTGGTGCTCCCAGTTCCAGCAGGCGCCGCTACGAGTGCCTACGATGCGTTCTGACACGTCGGCACGGGACAGCCCTGCCGCTTCACGCCGCTCGGCGAGGTGCAGCGCAAACTCGCGATGATGCACGGCGCCAGGCCGCTTGTCGATCGCCTTGGACACGTCCAGCGACTTCGGGAACCCGGACCCGTACAGCCAGGCGATGCTGTCGCGGACCGCGAAACCCGCGTCCTCGATTCCGGCCGCAAGCCGGTGCCAGGTGCGCGAGCCGCCGAAGGCCAGCAGGTGGCCACCGGGCTTGAGGATGCGCAGGCACTCGGTGGCCCAAGCGGTGCACCAGCGCTGGAAGTTGAGCATTGCCGCCGGCGAGAGGTCGTACAGGCCTGCATTGAGTGCGGCGTCTTTGTGGCCGCGGATCTTGTTCTCACCACCCGTGCGCAGGCGGTTCGATCCGAATTCGCCGGGCTGGTCCCATGCCTTGCCCATGAACGCAATTCCGTAGGGCGGGTCGGTGATCACCGCGTCGACGCTGTTGTCCGGGAACATCCGCGCTGAGCGGTAGCCGAGATTCCAGTCGTATCCGTAGTCATCAGCGCGCAGCACGTCCAGGCAGTCCCCGTGGCGCAGCGTCACTACATCGTCTTGGTAGTATGGCTTCACGCGGCTTTCCTTTCCAGCTGGCGGCGAAGCGATTCGAGCTGAATCCCCATCGCCGCAGCCACTTCCGCGTCACTCAAACCTGTGCTGCGGTAGTCCTCGTACTTCTGAATCCACGTCGACTTCCCGCCCATGTGCGGTTCGGCATCGGGGTTGTCGAGGTCTTCCTCATCCCAAGCGAACGGCGGCAACCACCCGAACTTGGCGGCACGAGTCCTTGACCTACTCGACGGGCAGGGGATCATCTGCAGTTCGTTGAACAACTCCACAACAGCTTTCGCGGCCCACACCTCCACCCGCTGCGACTGAGACATCCACCGCCACACACTTACCTCAGAAGCCCCTAAACGCTGAGCCAGGAAACGATTGTCGTAGCCGATCGCCGCCAACCCCTGCAGTCTGCGCGCAGTACCAACCGCCGGTACCTTCGCTGTTGCAGCCACCCTCTGCTCCAGTGAAGGCTGAATCTTTAAAACACGAGACTCGGTCTCTTTCAAGATCGGACGCGCCTGATCGAGCACAGCCCGCAACGTGTTCCACGCCAACCCCGAGGCCCGCGACATCTCACGGAACGACACCTCATGGTTCAGAAGAAACTGGATGTGCCGCGACGCCACAACCGGATCCACCATTCCCACATCCACTCGGCCAAGGGAGGCCGCATGCAGAAGATGCTTCTCGCATAAACCTCGAGCCCTGGCTTTCCTGCGGCACTTCTCCCGTTCGCACTTCATGCCGCCCGCTCCTCACGAATCGACCCATCGTCGGCAAGCCACACCCAACGCTCATGCCGGTAAAACACGCGCGCTGTCCTCATGCGGCATCGTCCAATCGGTAGTCACCGCTGTCATCAAGGAACACCCATTGGCCACACCTCAAAGCCGAGTGATTAAGCGGATTCTCGAAGGACTTCAGCGACCACCGGCCCTGTTCTCGAGACTCCTCGGGATGCTCTGTGCACCAGTGGTGACACGGATGGCATAGATGCAGGCAGTTGGCCGGCGTCCACTTGCCGCCCTGGGAGCGATTCACCCTGTGGTGAACCTCGGTAGCCCAAGCCTTAAAACACTTCTCACAGACCCTTTGTGAACGCTCATACACCAACTTGCGGCACTTCTGTTCGTTCATTTCGACCGCTCCGCCTTGATCCGTCGCATGTCGAATCGCTTATGACAGCTGACGCACCGTGGGTGGTATCGATCGATATCTAGGCTGTAGGGGCCTTTATCGGGGCAATATTTCTGATCAGGGTCGGTGTGGTCATAAGACCAATGCGCCGCAGTCTCACCGCAGTCGATGCACCGATAGTTGGTCGCAGAACCGCGTGCTCGACGGATTCTCTGGTGCACGGTGGTGCTACCAGCAGCGGCTCCCACCCATATTGGGTTGTTCTCACCCTTTGGTTCCCAACACACATCGCCGCGCTTCTTGAGCCTTAGGTAGTGCATGCGGCAGTAGCCGCGGGCATCTTCAGATTCCTTGCCGTGCCCAGCCGGCCTGCCGCACCCATCCGCAAGACACTCACCTGAGATGTACTGCGGATCCGACAAGCTGCCAGTGCGGCGCAGCCGGTAGTAATGCTTCTCGCAGTATTCACTAGTGCGAGAACGGGACTTATTGTCGCAACCGTCTACGGCGCAGAGTTCGGCCCAGGGCTCTGGGGTTCCATACTTGCGCCAACGAGCCCAATGCATGCAGCACATACCGCGCGCCCGTAGTGGCTTTGTGCAATCACCTACGGTGCAAAGCTTGGCGCTCAGCTCTTTGGCTTCCGCGGTGAACTCGCCGGCTCTAGGCACTAGTGGCCTCCGCTCGCTCCCAGATGTCCGCGAATGTCCTCAAACCGTTGGCGGACCAGCCGCCCTCAAGTTCGTCGAGGCGGTGCGGGAACTCGGCTCGGAATCGTGCGTCAGCTTCCTCGAGCACTGGG